CCTCCACTACCATCCTTTGATATGGGTAGTCTTATGACTGTTCTTATGGGAATGTTAGGACTTGGCGGTTTACGTTCATATGAAAAAACTAAAAAGATAGCTAAGAAATGAGCATAGAAAACTTTACACCTTGCTTAAACATGCTTCTGAAACATGAAGGTGGTTTTGTAAATCACCCATCAGACCCCGGAGGCATGACAAATTTAGGCGTTACGAAAGCTGTATATGATGCGTACACTAATCGTAACGCTACCGAAGAAGAGATGAGAGCGTTAACACCCATAGATGTAGCTCCTATTTATAGGAAAAACTATTGGGACAGGGGGAGATGTGATGGTCTACCTAGTGGAGTTGATTGGTCTGTATTTGATTGGGGCGTTAATAGTGGAGTGGGCCGTTCAGCAAAAGCCTTACAAAGGATTGTTGGCGTTACTGCTGATGGTGGTATTGGCCCTATGACACTTAAAGCTGTTGCAAACTTTGAGCCTAAAGACATTATAGTTAAGATGCACTCTACTCGTCAAAGTTTTTATGAAAGTCTTTCTACCTTTAAAACATTTGGTAAAGGTTGGACTCGTAGAAATAATGAGACATTAGAAACAGCATTAGAAATGGCAGAACACTAACATGGCAAACAAAACAGTAGATGCACCTAAAGGATTTCACTGGATGAAGTCAGGCAAAGGTTACAAATTAATGAAGGGTGAGTATAAGCCTCACGCTGGTGCAGTAAAGAAAGCCTCCTTTGAAGTACAGAAAGTTCACAAAAAATGACACGAGTATTAACTGATAATCAAACTAAATTCTTAGAAGTCTTGTTTGATGAAGCTGGTGGTAATCATGCCTTAGCAAAAAAACTTGCAGGGTATAGTGAAAACACTCCTACTAAAGCTGTAAGAGATTCTTTAAAAGACGAGATCGTTAGTGCAACTACTGACTACCTAGCTCAAATAGCACCCAAAGCTGCAGTAGCTATGGCTAAAGCATTAGATGATCCTACTGAGTTAGGTATACGAGATAAGATGTCTGCAGCTAAAGACCTGTTAGACAGAGGTGGTTTTGGTAAAGTTGAACGTGTAGATGTTAATTCATCTAGTGGTGGTGTATTTATTTTACCAGCTAAAGAAGGTAAGAACGAATAAAACATGAAGACTTAGGGTATTGGGAATTACCTAAACCTAAAAGAGGAAAAGAAAAACAATGGCACACTATTGCCAGAGTATCTCTTACTACTGTACCTTTCGGGTATGAAGTTAATAAAGATAATGACAGGTTGTTAGAACCTATACGAGATGAACTAGAAGCTTTAGAAGTAGCTAAAAAACATTTACTGCAATACAGTTACAGAGAAGTAGCGCAGTGGTTAACTAGACAAACTGGTAGAAGCCTATCCCATACGGGATTAAAGAAAAGAATTGACATTGAGCGAAAACGTAAAAAAACAATTACTATTAAACGTAAGCTTGCCCAACGACTTGCCCAAACGCTCCAAGAAATCGAGAACCTCGAAACGCAAAAAGTTGGAACTTACTCCAATTAAAGAAAAAGTTGACGCTGTACCTGCTCAATCTGTAGCACCAGCATATGACGTACAAGAAGCTCAGGATGTAGTCTTTAAACCTAATGAAGGACCACAGACAGACTTCTTGTCTTCGTCTGAAAGAGAAGTACTTTACGGTGGAGCAGCAGGTGGTGGTAAATCTTACGCTATGTTGGCTGATCCACTACACGGATTAAATAGTGGAAACTTCAGTGGACTACTAGTACGACACACTACAGAAGAACTACGAGAATTAATACAGAAAAGCCAAGAGTTATATCCTCGTGCTATACCGGGGATTAAATGGTCAGAACGAAAGAGCCAATGGATTTCACCTAGAGGTGGTAGACTTTGGATGTCATACCTAGATAAAGATATGGATGTTACACGCTACCAAGGACAGGCGTTTAACTGGATAGGTTTTGACGAGTTAACACAGTGGAGTTCTCCTTACGCTTGGGACTACATGAGATCTCGTTTACGTAGTGCCTACGCTAAAGAGTTAGGCTTGTATATGAGAGCTACTACAAACCCCGGAGGTGCAGGACATCAATGGGTTAAGAAAATGTTTATTGATCCATCCCCTTCACGAGAACCATTTTGGGCTACTAATATTGAAACAGGAGACACTATTACATTTCCTAAAGGTCACACTAAAGAAGGTGAACCTTTATTTAAACGTAGGTTTATACCTGCAAGTTTATTTGACAATCCTTATCTTGCTGAAGGTGGAGACTATGAAGCAATGCTTCTTTCGCTTCCTGAACATCAAAAGAAACAATTACTAGATGGTAACTGGGATGTTAATGAAGGAGCAGCATTCCCTGAGTTTAATAGAAAGATACATGTAATTGATCCTTTTAAGATACCTCAAAGCTGGTCTAGATTTAGAGCTTGCGACTACGGGTACGGGAGTCATACAGGTGTACTTTGGCTTGCAGTTTCTCCTAGCGATCAATTAATTGTATACAGAGAATTATATTGTTCTAAAGTTACAGCTACAGACTTGGCAGATATGATCTTAGATGCTGAACAAGAAGACGGAACAATTCGATACGGTGTCTTGGATAGCTCCCTTTGGCATAAGAGAGGTGATACAGGTCCAAGCCTTGCAGAGCAGATGAATATGAAGGGTTGCCGTTGGCGACCTTCGGATCGCTCTAGAGGCTCACGAGTGGCAGGTAAGAACGAGCTACATAGACGCCTGCAGGTAGATGAGTTTACAGACGAACCTCGCCTTGTATTCATGTCTACCTGTATAAATACAATATCGCAATTACCTGCGTTACCACTAGATAAAAATAACTCAGAGGATGTAGATACTAAATCAGAAGATCACTTGTATGACGCTTTACGATATGGTATAATGACACGACCTCGTAGTTCAATATGGGACTTTAACCCGGCAACACACCGATCAGGCTTTCAAGCTTCTGATCCTACATTTGGATACTAACACTTATGGCAGATGAAAACAACTTTATGGAAACTGATGCATCTTCTTCTTTAGAGGATATTAAAGATACAGATAATTCAGATGATCCTGAATCAGGTAGTATAGTTCAATTAGTTGAACAACGATTTAAAAAAGCTGAAGATGCTAGATATGTAGATGAACAAAGATGGATGAGTGCATACCGAAACTATAGAGGTTTATACTCTGCAGATGTAAAATTTACTGAGGCTGAAAGATCTAGAGTGTTTGTTAAAGTTACTAAGACTAAAACTCTTGCAGCATACGGACAAATTGTTGATGTGTTATTTGGTAATAGTAATTTTCCACTGTCAGTAAACCCTAGTCGTTTACCTGAAGGTGTAGCTGAAACAGTTTCTTTTGAAACAGATCCTCAAGGACAAAAAATAACTGAGCAGTCACAGGCAGCATTTGCTAAAGATGATCCTGTAAAACGTAAACCTTTATTTAGTCCAGATACTAAGTTAGAACCCGGTGATACTTTAGATAGTCTTAAAGAAAGACTAGGACCACTAGAAACTAGACTAGATACAGTTGCAGATTTACTAATAGAAAATAAAGCAGTTTCTGCAAGTGGTGTTACATTTCATCCTGCAATGGTTGCAGCTAAAAAGATGGAAAAGAAAATACATGACCAACTAGAAGAGTCAAATGCTAATAAGCAATTACGTTTAGCTGCATTTGAATTAGCTTTATTTGGTACAGGTATTATGAAAGGTCCATTAGCAATAAACAAAGAGTATCCTAATTGGGATGACGAAGGTAGCTACGAGCCTGTAGTAAAAACTGTGCCGTCTACTAACTACGTTTCAGTGTGGAACTTTTATCCTGACCCTGATGCTGCTAACATGGATGAGGCAGAGTACTGTTTAGAAAGACACAAGATGTCTCGCTCACAAATGAGAGCATTAAAGAAACGACCCTTCTTTAGATCTAACGCTATTAACAACGCCATTGAGTTAGGCGAGTCCTACGAAAAGAAATGGTGGGAACAAGAGATGGAAGATGACGCACAGCAAAGTTCTGCAGAGCGTTATAATGTACAAGAGTTTTGGGGCTACGTTGACACAGACGTATTAAAAGATCACAAAATAGATATACCTAAAGAATTAAAAGATCACGATGAAGTAAGTGTAAACATTTGGGTTTGTAATGGACAAGTACTACGTTTAGTTATGAATCCATTTAAACCTGCAGTAATACCTTACTATGCTGTACCTTACGAAATAAACCCTTACTCGTTCTTTGGTGTAGGTATTGCAGAAAACATGGACGATACCCAGACACTAATGAATGGGTTTATGCGTATGGCTGTAGATAATGCTGTACTTAGTGGTAACTTACTTATAGAAGTTGACGAGACTAACTTAGTTCCCGGTCAAGACATGAGTGTGTACCCCGGTAAAGTATTCCGTAGACAAGGTGGCGCACCGGGACAAGGTATTTTTGGTACTAAGTTTCCTAACGTAGCCCAAGAAAACATGCAGCTATTTGATAAAGCTAGAGTACTAGCTGATGAAAGCACAGGCTTTCCTAGCTTTGCTCACGGACAAACAGGCATACAAGGTGTAGGACGAACTGCATCAGGTATATCTATGCTTATGGGTGCGGCAAATGGTAGCATCAGAACAGTAGTTAAAAATGTTGACGATTATTTATTAGCACCTATGGGACGAGCATTCTTTAGTTTTAATATGCAGTTTGACTTTGATTCAGAAATTAAAGGTGACTTAGAAGTTAAAGCTAGTGGTACAGAAAGTCTAATGGCTAATGAAGTACGTAGCCAACGACTAATGCAATTCTTAGGTGTAGTGCAGAACCCTGTGCTTGCACCATTTGCTAAGATGGACTTTATCATTAGAGAGATAGCTAAGAGTATGGACTTAGATCCTGACAAAGTTACAAACTCGTTAGGTGATGCAGCAATACAAGCTGAAATGTTTAAGAAGTTTAAAGAAGAAAACCCTGACCCTGCTCCTGAAGCAGCGGCATCACCACAAGGTGCGCCTCCTGTAGCTCCACCTACTGGTGGACCAAGTGGACCGCCCCCATCACAACAGCCTCCTGCTGGAGCGCAAGCTCAAGACCCAACAGGATCAGGTGGTGGTACTATAGGTACAGGTACAGTTCCTACTCCGGGTGAGCAAGGCTTTAGTGGAAACGTACAATAATCTATGAAAGAATTAAAACAAATAGTAAACGCAAAACCTGTATGGGATTCTTTTTTACAGTACTTAGATGAAACTATTGTAACAGTTCAAAAACGATTAGAACAAGAAGCAGACGTAGAAAAAATATACAGAGCGCAAGGCGAGATAGCTGCACTTAGAAGGTTAAAGTATATGCGTGATGAATTTAATAGCGACCCTAAAGGTTTGTATTAATGGTTGATAATTCTTTTGAAAAAGAAATGGATGATTTTGTACAAGACTTGCCTCTTGCTAAAATTGGTTTGCAATATTTAAAAAGAGCAACAAATAATAATATATTAAGTAAAATAACAAATTTAGGTAAAGGACGAACTACATCGTCAAGTGGAATGCCTAGTGGAATTGTTTATGGTGAATTTCAAGACCCCTCTTTAAATCCTGCATACAGGTTAACTTCTGAAAATGCTGAAACTGCTTTAGATGTAAACAACCCAGATTTTAAATTATCTGCAGCTTTAGATGACCCTGATAAAAGAGTTTGGACATCTCACGAACTATCACATTTAGGGATGGCACTTTTAAGAAAATCAGGATTAATAGATAATAAAACGTATTTTAAATATGAAAAAGCAAGAAGAGCTAATGACAGTAAATTATCAGAAGATTTTTATAGAGTATCTAAAGCACATTTACAAATAAAAGGTGGCGAACAACGAGCATTAGAATTACAAGGAAGACCTTTTGAAGGTGAATCTAAAGTCAGATTTAAAAATAAAAAAGGTGAACTTGAAGTGTTTGAATTGCCTTCGTTAGATCTTATTAATGATTTAGCAAATACATGGTTAGAAAAAAATGCAAATGACCCTTCTAACAAATCTATAAATTATGGCAATGCTTTAAAAGAAGAGGTTAATTTTTTAAAAAAAGAACAGGCATCAAAAGATACAGCTCGTAATCCAGAACAAATTAATTACACAATAGATAATACTATGCCTATGATAAAACCTAGTATTGGTGAATCAATAAAAAAAGAAATAAGAGAAAAAGAAGAAGCATCTGAAAATCCTTTATTTCTTCCCCCTCAAAAAGAAACAGATTTAAGTACATACGCTAAAGGAGGCGACACAATGCCAATGGAACAACAAATGGAAATGTTTGCTGTAGGTGGACTAGACGATGACGGACTGTCTAGAGACCCTGTAAGCGGTAATGAGATACCACCGGGAAGTATGGCTAACGAAGTACGTGATGATGTAGAAGCTAGACTTAGTGATGGCGAGTATGTAGTTCCAGCTAACGTAGTTAGATTTTTTGGTGTTAAGTTCTTTGAAGATTTACGTACACAAGCTATGCGAGGTTTAAGTGCAATGGAAGCTAACGGTAGAATAGGTGGAGAACCTGTACCTTCAGCTATGTCTATGCAAGATCAAATGGCACAAGGACAACCTCCTATTTCTGATGGCGAAATGGAAATGCTACAAAGTATGATGAACAAAGGCGGTTACATACAAGGTTATCAAACAGGTGGTACACCAGATTTTGAAAACCCTTCTAATTATCCATTTAACCCTTCTCCGTTTTCTACCGTAGGAGCTAGTTTTTTCTCCCCTTACAATCCTAATGTTACACCTGATCCTAATGTGCCAATACCTGAAGATCCCGGCCCTAACCCAGAGTCAGGCATTAGTTTTGTAACTATGGTTAATCCTGCTACAGGAGAAATACAAGTAGTACAATTTATGGGTGGTAATCCTGTTGATGCTAATGCGTATAATCAACTATTAAGTAATGGATTTTATGTGCAAGGAAGTCCGGAGTTAGCTGCATATAAACAAAAAATGGCAGAAGATAATAGAGAAGAGCCTGATACAACTACTCGTCCTCATCCTAGTGAAGCAAGCATAAGTCAGTTAGGACAATTAATAGCTGAATCTAGTAAAGGGGGAGGAAGTTTACTTGAAATGATTCCCGGTATTACAGGTGCAGTTACAGGTAAATTAGCTACAGATTATCGTAATGATATATCTAAAGCTTTAGCTAAAACAATCGCAGATACAAATCTTTCGGATGCTCAACGAAATGCTGCACAGCTATTACAAAATGTATGGACTAACGCAGACTTAAGTGCTAAACAAAGAAAAGACGCTATAGCTAAAGCAGGTATATTTAAACAACCTTCTATTAAAAATGCATTAGGAAAAAAAGCTGGCAAATATATGAGTGAAAATTGGTTTGGTCTTGCAACTAAAGAGCAACTTGAAAAACAATTTGGTAGTGAAAAAACAACAACAAAAGCAATGACCGATGCATTAAATCTTACAGAAAAGAAATTTAAAGCTGATGATGGTTTTTACGGAAGCAAAGATGATTTTAAAATAGACGATATAGATTATCGTTTCGGAGTTACAGGATCAGGTGGTGTAGATGGTGATTCTGGAGGTGAAACATTAGGTGAGTTTGGTGGTTCTGGTCCAAATGTAGATAGTTCTGGTAATATAACAAACGACAATAATGACACTAATAATAATAACACAAGCGGTGGATCTAACAATAATAATACTACTAGCAATAATACATATAGTGGAGGTAATCCTGAAACTGACTTTGCTCCGGGAGAAGAGTATTCTAGTTCTGGACCTACTATTGGATTTGGAGGTTTTAATATGAACAAAGGTGGACTATTAAAAAAACCTACTAAGAAGAAGACTAAAAAGAAGAAGACTAAAAAATACTAATCAACGATAAGGCGACCCGGTGATGCCACCGCCAACATAAAGGAATATAGAATGCCCGAACTAAACGTAATGGAATCCCCTAAAGTAGCTGGCTTTGTAGACAGTTCGCACTCAAATGCAAACAGACGCAGAGCAGACAAAGAAGAAAAAGAAATAGAAGAGCTTATGCAATCTCGACAAGAAGATAAAGAACAAGAGCAAGAGCAAGAAGTTGTCGTTGCTGAAGAAGCTACTAAAGAAGCTGCAGTCAAAGAAGACGATAAAGACTTAACACGAGAAGAGAAGACGTATAAGAAACGGTACGATGATCTTCGTAGACACCAAAACAAATTGGTTGAACAAGTTAAAACTTTAGAAGCTAAAGTAAACGACCCTGCATCTTTTGCTGCTCCTACTACAGAGGAAGAACTAGAAGCGTGGAAAGAAAAGTATCCTGACGTTGCTAACATTGTATCTACCTTAGCTAAAAAAGAAGCACAAGCTATGTACAATGCAGCAGATGAAAGGCTCTCTCGTCTAGATGAGATAGCTGAACAAGCTAATCGTTCAAAAGCTGAAGCTGAGATACGAGCTATACACTCAGACTTTGACGAACTAAAAGAGAGTGACGCATTTCACGATTGGGTAGATGTACAACCTAAGTGGGTAAAAGATGCTTTATATGTAAACTCAGATGACCCAGCTTCAGTAGCAAGGGTGATTGATTTATATAAAGCTGACAACAACATAGTTAATAAAGGTAAGAAAGCTTCCGCTAAGAAAGCTGCCACAGCAATCGTCACTAAGAAAGGACGAACCTCTGTAGATGCAGAAGAGTCTAATGGAAGAATTACAGAGTCTGACGTTAATAAAATGTCAGCAGCAGAATACGAAAAGCGTTCCGATGAAATTATGGAAGCTATTCGAGGAGGGCGATTTGTCTACGATATGACAGGTGCAGCCCGATAAAAAAAAGTGTTGACAAAATTGTCGCACTTTGATATAACTAGTACTATCTATAAAAACGTAATGGCCCTTAGAAATAAACTACCCATAGTTTTTATAATTCATCAAGTCTAAACTATAATATAAGACCTACCTGATGCAGAAGGCCCACTGTAAAGTAAGATTAGCTAGTCTGCTTTACATTGCACCCTGAAGGATCGGCCTCTTGTTAATACCGTTTAGCTTTATTTGTAAGCCAAACATCCATAGGAGGAATTTAATATGGCTTTTTCATCAGCGGCAGGGTACGGAAATCTGCCAAATGGAAACTTCTCTTCGATTATCTATTCGAAGAAAGTACAGGTTGCTTTTCGCAAGTCAACCGTAGTCGGAGATATTACAAACTCTGATTACTTCGGGGAAATTGCGTCACAAGGTGATACTGTTAAAATAATCAAAGAACCTGAAATCTCAGTTAAGGCATATGCTCGTGGTACAACTATTCTACCACAAGACCTTGATGATGAGGACTTCTCGTTGACAATCGACAAATCAAACTATTTTGCTTTTAAGATTGACGACATTGAAGAGGCACACAGCCACGTAAACTTTATGCAACTTGCTTCTGATAGAGCAGCGTATCGTTTGGCTGACCAGTACGACCAAGATGTATTGGGATACTTGTCAGGTTTTAAACAATCATCAATCCACGGATCACCAGACACAGTTAACGCAACTGTAAATGGTACTGTGGCAGTTTCAACTGCAGGAACAGATGAACTTCTTTCCAGCATGAAACTAGTAAAAGGTGACTTCGGTAACATTACTACTAGTTCAGCAGGGACTCACTCGATTCCTCTGACTCCACGTATGCCGGGTGCAACATCCTTGCCAACAGCTACAGCCTCACCAATGATGGTTGTGTCTCGTATGGCTAGACTACTTGATCAACAGCAAGTTGATTCAGGTGGACGTTGGTTAGTTGTAGATCCTGTGTTTATGGAAATGCTACGTGATGAGGATTCTCGTCTTCACAATGCAGACTTTGGAGCATCAGGAAGTATACGTAACGGCTTAGTTGTTAACAACTTAGGTGGTTTCAGAATATACAGTTCAAGCAATCTACCAGCAGTTGGTACAGGTCCGGGTACTTCAGGTACAGCGAACCAAATTGCTAACTACGGTGTAATTGTAGCTGGACATGATTCTGCTGTTGCTACTGCAGAGCAGATCAATAAAACCGAATCATATCGTGACCCTGACAGCTTTGCTGACATTGTTCGTGGTATGCACTTATATGGTAGAAAGATACTTCGTCCTGAAGCTATCGTTACTGCCAAATATAACGCAGCATAAGGGGAGATTAAAAAATGGCTACTATAACATCACTTTTACTTCCTGCTACAGGTAACTCTAACAGAGGCCGTATGCCTTATCAAGTTGAGTTAAGTATTGACCTGACTGCACAGGCTATTGATTGTTCTTCTGGTGACGTAGTACAATGTATTACACTACCAGCGAATACTCATATCCTTCATGCTGGTGTTCAAGTTGTAGAATCTGCAACAATGGACACAGGTACAAATGCTACTATAACATTGGGTGCAGCAGACGCTGACGAATATGTTACAGCATTTGATATTGATGGTGCGTCAGACTTGGCATATGCTCCAAGCGTTACACCTTCAGCAGAAGTTGTTCTGTCTTCAGCAGACACACTAGACCTGACTTTTGCAGGTGACGGTGCTACCTTCTCAGCAGGTAAACTTAGAGTTTACGCTCTATTGATGGACGTTTCCGAACAAGGAAGCTCATCAGCTAATGAAGTCGATAGAGACACATTAGCATAATATAATAAATAGGGAGGCTGGGTAATCTGGCCTCTCTAACTTTATAATATAGTGAAAGAAATTTAAATGGCAGAATCGTATCTAACTTTAACTAATAAAGTTCTTGCAAGGCTAAATGAAGTTGAGTTAACTAGTTCAACTTTTACTTCGTCTAGAGGTATACAAACACAAGCTAAAACTGCTATTAATGAAGCTGTAAGATACATAAATCAAAGAGAACACAACTACCCTTTTAATCATGCAACTGCTAGTCAAACTTTAACTGCAGGTGTTGTACGTTATTCATTACCTGCAACAACTAAAGTTGTAGATTACAATACATTTAGAATAGTAAAAGATAGTGACTTGGCAGTTAGTGGAGGCCAACTTTCTATCTTAAATTATAATGATTACATAAGTAGAGCAGTAGAACAAGAAGACGAAATAAATACTACAACTACAAGTACTACACATACTGATAGTGTAACAACTATAACTGTTGCAAGCACAACAGACTTTGACAGTGCAGGTACATTGTTTATAGGTAACGAGCAGATTTCATACACTGCTATTGGTTCTAGTACTACATTTACAGGATGTACTAGAGGAGCAAACAGTACAACAGCAGCGTCAATAGCTAGTGGCGTTACAGTTGCACAATTTGATAAAGGTAGTGTGCCGACTCACATAGTACGTACACCAGATAATAATTATTTATTGTACCCTTATCCTGACAAATCTTATTCTATTAAGTTTGACTACTATACTTTTCCTACTGACATGTCTGCACACGGGGATACAACAACTGTACCTGACAGATTTGCTGCAGTTATAGTAGATGGAGCTACTGCATTTATATATCAATATAGAGGTGAGTTACAACAGTACGGTATAAACTTTGAAAGATTTGAACAAGGCATAAAAAATATGCAAAGTCTATTAGTTAATAGATTTGAGTACATAAGATCAACATACATACCTTCAACAGGTTATGTAGGAAACTCAAAAACAGTATTACGAGTTAATTAATGCCTGACCAGTCTCAAGTACAACCATTCTCTTTTAATTGCGAAGGTGGGTTAGTTCTTAACCAATCTACTTTTATTATGCAACCGGGACAGGCACTAGAGTTAACTAACTTTGAGCCTGATGTTGAGGGTGGATACAGACGAATCAATGGTTTTAAACCTTACGTTATACAAGAAGTTCCTGTAACAGCACTTAGTAGTGAACCTATATTAATGTCAGCATTATTTCACGACTACGTAGTTGCTGCTAGAGGGGAAAAGATATTTAGTTCTGCTAGTACTACGTTGTCACAAAAAATAACTTCTAGTGAAACTATGTCAGGGTCAGGAACTATAAATGCAAAAAGTACCACATCTTTTAGTTCTAGTGGTACTTTGTATATAGACTCAGAGATATTTACATATACAGGAATAACAGCTACAACTTTTACTGGGGTAACTAGGGCAGCAAGTAGCA